TGCACATTGTCGCAAGGTATGGACAGTGTAAGCGAATCCCAGACGGGCCCTTCACAATGGTGAGTGAGAGCAAAGAATTCAATTCTATCTCCAGGTTTAGGATCAGTCGAATCATAATCAAACCCCACCCCAACCTTACCGGATGTGGCAGTGGATTGATTAGTGACGAAAGTGACAGCCAATTTCCGAAATCTGTACTTGTCGTAGTTCATGGCAATGGTTGACAGCCATGGAAACATGGCACTTCTACCAGGGTTAGCTATCAAGCTATTGCACTGATAGGTCAACGTTGTTGCACTTGTGACAACGGAGGACAGCATCTCACTATGCGAGATGAGGACCCCATTACGAACAGGCTTAGTCTTCGGCTTCGACTGTTTCTTAATCGACACACCTTTGGCGACTGGAGCTTGCTTCACAGCCACTGATGATCCCCCTGATGCATAATGGACCGTGCCTGCAGACTTGGATGTCTTCAGAGCCTTGCCCTTCTGCACCTGTGGTTTCGCTTTACCTGCCATGTATTGGGTGATCACCTTCCGGACAGCTTTTGTTGTAACCTGCTTACCCTGTTTAAGTAGATACTTAACAGCAGAGTCAACAAATGGTTCCAACAAATGACCTGCGAGAGGTATAGTACCAGATAAGGCGGCTGTTATGGCCTTCCTAGATACGGTAGCTATCGGCCCTTCCACAGAGCTATCAGGGTGGGTCACGTAATAATCCTGGCGACGGAGGCGATTTGTATCACCGTACTCCACCACTTCTCTCTCCACAACCTTCTCAACAGGTTGCGGACCCTTCTTCGGAGCCAGAGCGGACGTGTCAGAAAACCCCTCGACTAGTTCGTAGACTCCAGCAGCAGCTGCAGCAATAGCTAGGGGTAGGACAAGCGCCAGCTTGCACGATAATGGTCAGTTATCTGGTGCAGTAGTCGAGGAGCGTCACAACCTTGCGACGCACCTCCTGATGGTCGGTAGTAAATTTCATGGCTTGTAGCTCCTCCTCAATGGCAGTTTGGTCATCGGGGGTGAGGCCAAAAGCCAACCAGAAAGAATACCGACTCTCAGGCGTTATAGTGCCACACTGCTGACCAGCCCGGAATTTGTGAGGTGCACTATAATCAGATTCAACATCGGAAAAACCACTGGGGAAAGATTGGTAAAACTGAGCTAGGACCGGAACATCTCCGGCCAAGCTCAGCCCCCCATCTCTCTGTGAACACAGCCACCCATAAAGCTTTCCCTCCGTCATATCACCTCGAACCACACAACAGTCTTTTGTCATGACTGTATCCGGTCTCCTGACCATCACCCATCCACGAGATGTTTGGATAGGGTGCATTTGACAAAACTCAACGTGTTCCAGCTCAAAAACCGGTGGTTCCACTTTCATGGTGTAACCCATCATGAGAAACCACTCATTCAATGTTCCCAGTTTATGATAATCACGTTTCTCACACACCACTACACATTCATCGCCACAATTCATAAGGGAAGCATCAAGTCCAACCTCGGCGAAAAATTTGTAGCATAGTGATGACATGATTAGGTAATTGCCCATAGACGTGTTCATATCTCCTGACATGCGGCAGCCTTCAACGGT